TGGCATCCGCAGTCTGCCCGTAGCCTGCAATTGCCTCATTAAGGATGTTTCCAGTAGTGGGAGCGGGCATGTTAGTAGGCGAAGAGTTTTATGTAGCTGCCCTTTTTCACCGTCACATCGCTTGTAGCGTCCTCACCCTTTAGTTGCAGCTTGAGCGTGCCGCTTCCGCTGCAAACAAGCGTAACAGCAATGAAAGCCATCGCCCCGGAAATGACGGAGCCGGTGGAAGCCCCGGCCACATCAACTGGCAGCGACGTTCCCGTAGCCGCCGCTGAGCTCAAAGAACCCCCGGTGTAATTCAAGGAATACACCCCGTCTAGGGACGAAGCCGTTGCCGTGCCCGTAAGCCGGAAGGTGGGGATGCAAAAAGACCCCTGTGCAAAGGAAATGATAGCCTCCAGCGTGTAGGTGGTCCCGCTGGTGAGGGTGACGCTCATTCCGGCAACATCCGTGAAAGTGTCGTCGGTTCTGTTGAGCGTGGCCGTGCATCGGGCCGGGGTTTCTATGCCAAACGCCGTGCGAGCACCTGCTACCGTTGTGCTCCCTGTACCACCATTTGCCACTGGAAGCGTGCCTCCCGTTCCGCCATTTGCCACTGGAAGAACGCCGGAAAACGCAACGGAGATAGAGCCCGCCCCATTAGTGATTCCAATGTTCGTTCCCGCTGTCAGCGTAGCAGCCGTAAAACCAGAACCATTACCAACCGGAATCTGGCCGTTGCTTGCAGAAGCCAGCTTTGCCATCGTCACACCACCATCTTTTACAATGATAGCCCCGCCAGAGACAGCCGTAGTGCTGTTGTCCACGGCTCCCGTATCAAACGTGGACGAATTAACGGCAGCATTAAGCGTTGCCGCCGTCACCTGATTGCCTGTCACAAAGGTATTACCCGTTACTAGAATCGCCATTAGGAAGCCTGAGTTAAGCTATTGAATGCCATCATGGCATTGACACGCACGGCCCGAAACTTGGGCCTGCCCTGCGTAGGAGTGAAAGAGAGCTGGATGCCGTAGCCTCGCATGTTGCCAATTCTACCACGCACGGACGCATCCTCTGAAATAGCCAGCGTAGAGCCCAAATAGCCCGCTAGCGTGCCAAGGGTGGTGACGCTATCTACGTTCTCGGTTTCTACCTCAATGTCGGCATTTGAAGCATTTGTGGCCGAGGATTCGGCGTGAAGCTCAAAACTGTTGAACTTCTTTCGGTCGGTAGTGTTAAAGATGTACTGCCGAGAGGTAGAATAGCTGGTGGGCCTAACAGAATAAGCTGGCACACCGGCTCCAAGGGCAACGTAATCCACATCATCATCGCGAGATTCCAGGATATGAATGCCGCCGTAACGGTTGATGGCATAGAGTTTATTCACCCCTCCAGCCCCCGTGCTAATCAAATTAGACACATCCCAGCCAGCCGTACCCACATTATCTACGCTTTCCCATTTTTGGTTAAGCAGATTGAACACCAAAATCGTGTTGTTCTCAATAGAGCTATCCAACGGAACAGCAAGGTAATAGCGGTTATTGTGGTAGCAAGCTACGGCATTCTCCGCATAAGTGGTATTAATGCGCTTAATGATGGGGTCAATTGAATCAGACAGCGGCAACCCGGCCCCGCGCAGATTGTAAAGATCTCCAAACTCCGTGGCATACACCCCATTGTCAGAAAGAAAGAAGATTTTGCTGCCAATCGTAACAACGCTTTTCTGGGCTACTAAGCCTGCCTCACGGGTGATTTCCTTCAGGGTGGTATCGTTCAAGCTGCCCTGCAAACCGCTTAAAAGGTGGATGCTGTTACGATTAAAGATGATGGCATTATCTTCCGTAAATGGATGCACCCATTGGAGGTAGTCCGCGATTCCCGCCGTCACTTTAAGCTGATCTTGAATCTGGTCGTAAGTGTCTCCGTCAAAAATGTCAGAAAGGATGAGTTCGTCCTTAATGTTGCGGGTGGCAACGGTTTCAGAACCAGAAGTTCCGCTGGTGGTGTAAAAGAACGGGCAAATAAGCCTGCGCTGGTGATAGACACCCCAGGGGGGGGCGGGCATATGCGTGAATCCTAGCCCTAGACTCTGATCCTCGCCCAATACCACTGCCGTAGCCGCAAAGTCGTCCAGATTGGCGTAGAACGTAAAGGAACCGCTACCGGGCACGCTCTTCACGACATACTGATCGCCGTTTGTAAAGGGAGAGCTTCCCTTGTCAAAGATACGAACAATGTCCCCAACGGCCAAGCCATGCGTGGCTTCCGTCACCGTAACGACGCCAGCCGTGCAAGCCGTATTAGTAGCTGCCGTAAACACCTTGGGTTGGGTGTAGGAGCCATTGGCTACCTTTGCAAAAGCAGGACTTCCCGTTAAAACCCCATCCCAAGACAGGGCTGTTGCCCCTTCTCGAAACAAATACACCTTGGTAAATGCTTGAAGCATGAACACGGGCGCTGAAATTGTCACCCCCGTAGGATAGGCAATGGTCGTAGATGCTGCCGTGGATAGGTTTATGGCTACGGCATTAGCATTTAACGCTACAATCATGTATTCCGCGCTGCTATTCGTTGGGTCGGAAAACAAGCACGACCCCCATGCCGCGTTAATAAATTGATCGTTCAGGTAGGGAGCACCGGCAGTCCCTGTCCCACCATAGGTTTCGCTTCCTCCGGCCCCCGCAATCGTAAAAGTGAAGGTTGTGGCCCCCGTTACGGTGATTGTTCGGTTGCCATTTGGATCAACCGTGCCCGTAAGCCCAGCAATTCCCACCTGAGTTGATGTGGTGAAATTGTGCGCCGAAGAGGTTGTCACCGTTATCGTCGTTGTGGATCGCGTGGCCGAAGTGATGCTTTTGGAGGCGTAAAGATAAAACGGGATAACAAGCCCAAGTGAAGGCGCATCCACGGTACCACCAAAATAATTGATGCCCTTGCGTGGTTGCCACGCTCCATCAATGTCCATGCGCCCATTCTGGCTGTATGCCAATTCCCCTGGTTGAAGCTGGTCGGGACGCAACCGAGAATTAAAACCAGAGAAAAACGTATCCCCAGCAATGGCAATCTGGGTGTCTAATGCTCCAAAGTTGTTGTACCGCGCCATTTAGTTCATTTTATCACGAACAATCTGCCATAACCCACCGGCAAAAATGGCAATAGAGGCTGTGATGCCACGAACATACCATTTCTCTTTTTCAAGTTCCGCCACGCGATCCTTAGTCCTAAGAATCTGTTCCCGGTTGTCTTTCAAGATGTGCCCATGCTCCTCTTGGTTGGCAAGAATCTTAGCCAACATTGCATCGGTGGAGTTGGGATTAAAGTCGGTCATTTGCGTGTGTACCGGCTACCAAACCAGAAGGTGATGGCCGTAAAACCACCAAACACCAATTCCCTGCCCAAATCGTCTTTAGTAGCCCCTACAGCTTGATTGTAGGCCGTGTAAATGAGAACCACGGCTGCCCATGTCAAAAGGGGGCGCGTGGCGTCTTTTAGGGCTGCAACGCAGGTGTAGAGGGCTGCTGCCCATGCCGGGGTGTTTGCGGGCACGGTGAACGGCGCATTACTCTGTTGGGCTGCCGTGAACGCCTTCCATGCTTCCACTTTCTCAGCGCTCTCCGTTTGCGCCTTCATCATCGCAATCTTGTTCTTTGTGTCCACCCAGTCGGTGACAAGATGTAGGGCTGATCCCACAATTCCACCACCAAATGCCGACGAGAAGAAGTCTAAGATTGATGTCATATTGGCCAAATTACGTTAAACGGAAAACCAATCTGCTGCGGAACGTCGCGTAATGCTTGGCGATACGGAGCCCACTTGTCTTTGATCGCTTGAGGAGTGTCCGCGCACTGAGTCCAGTCAGTCTCTGCGATCAGTAAATCACGCTGAACTCGAACCGCATTTGCAGCTAGTGCCTCGGCATTTGGGTCAATAAATTCACGGAATTTTCCAGCGTAATGGGTTTCCACGAAAGACAAGTCAGCGTTGATGGTGTTTTCAACCTCCCCATTTGAATCAAGTATTTCGTATTTGGTCATGTTAAACCTTTACCCACGTTATAAATACACATCCTGAACCACCTGCTCCATTTGCAGCAGTACCGGCTCCAGAACATGCCAAACCTCCTGAACCACCGCCGATGCCAGCGGTGTTTCCGGCGATAGCAAGGGTGCTTGATGCATAACCTCCGGTGCCCGCAAGGTCACCGCTTGTGCCCGGTTTTGTGCCACCGCTTGAACCACCACTTCCTCCACCGGGACTGGTTACATTTGCTCCGCCGGTAGCACCGACGCCAGAAATAAGACTCAAAAAACTAACGGTGCCAGTTCCCAATAAAGCAGAGCCACCTCCAGCACTTGAAGTTCCAGTAGCCAAAGTACTGGAGGAACTTCCTGTTCCAGCACCGCCAGTGGAACAATTCGCATTATCTGCTACAACGACATTTAGAGCGCCACCCGATGAGAATCCAGTCGCATAGATGCCAACAGCACCACCACCGGATGCTGACGCGCAAGAGATAGCACCTCCGGTTGAGCAAGCACCAGAGCCTCCTCCTGTGTAGTTAACGTCACCGCCCGATGCTTTGCCTCCCAGTGCTCCTCCAGTACTTCCTTGCGCCAGTGAACCCCCAGCGCCGCCTCTAGCTAAGAGCGAAAAATAGGGACAAGACACTGAGGTATTTCCACCAGCTAAACCGACCGAATTTCCAGAAGTTGACCGGGCAGCTCCACCCGCACCAATAGTTATGGTGAGCGTGGTGTTAGCAGGCAAAAACATAGTTTTTTTGCTAAAACCGCCAGCGCCCCCACCCGATGCACATGGAAGAGTTGTAAAATCAACATACACTGCACCGCTTCCTCCAGCACCTATCGCGGCAACTTCATAAAAAGCATTTTCAGTGGTGACATACGAGCCAGATGACACCGTTGAAAAAGCATTCGGAATGCCGAGCGGAGGTACGTTGGTTGAGCTGTACCTAAATGATGTAGGCAACCGCATCATTTTAGTAGGCTCCGCCGAATGCTGTAACCTGCAAAGCGGTGCCTGCTGCCGTGGTGGTCACCGTCGTTGAGGCATACAAGGCAAAAGCAGCGGGAAGGACTAACGGAACCGGAAACGTGTAGGTCGTTGTAAATGCCGCAGAGGTTGTGGTGGGGACTACTGCCGTAACAGGAATTTCAAGAATCATGAATGCAGTCGTTCCATCCCACATCCAAATGTCCACAAGATTTGCGGCATTTGTGGTCGATATGCCAGTGCCAGCGGCGTTCACTTGGATCGAATCAATTCGAAGCCCGTTTGTTGAAGCGGGAACAAACGCTGTAATGTTAGCTGCGGCCAACGATGCTGTCGCCGTGGGCGCGCGAGTCGTGCAGGCAGTTTGAGCCACCAGCGTCAGCGTCTTGGCATACGGGGTCTGTGCAAAAATCGGGGTTGATGTAACGGCCATAAATTAAAACCCTCCAAAGTTAAGAGCTAAAAAAATGTTATTGCCTGCCCCACCCCCTCCCCCAGAGGAAGGTGTAGAACTTGCCCATGTCGTGCCATTTGAGGTGAGCACATTCCCCGTTGTTCCAGGGGCAACAAATTGCACCGCGCTGGTGCCATTACCGAGGAGGACATTGTTTGCGGTCAGCGTAGCCAGTCCTGTTCCGCCCTTTGCCACCGGGACAGTCGCCAACGTAGTCGCAAAACTACCGGTCCCACTTCCGGTCACATCACCAGTCAGCGTGATAGTCTGATCCCCGGTGTTCGCGCCCGATACCGAGGTCGTGCCAGTAACCGCAAGCGTCGGAGTCGATGTACCTGAGACGACAACCGAGTTGACTGAGGTCGGAACGATCGCTCCGAGAGTCAGACTGATTGCGGGCGTAGTCGTCGAGGTCGCGACGGTGCCGGACACTCCGTTTGCCGTGGTCACTGACACGCTTGTGACTGTGCCGCTGCCTCCAACCGCGACGAAGGAAGTGTTGGTGCCGTCGCTCTGGAGCACCTTGCCGCTCGCGCCAACCTGCGATGGAAGCAGCGCATTCAAAGCAGCGTTAGCCGTGATTTGACCCGTTCCGCCTTTGGCAATCGTCACCGTGTCCGAGAGCGTGCTTCCGGCAGCAGTGACCGTGATAGCCGCCGTTCCGTCGAAATTGACGCCATTGATCGCGCGAGGAGTAGCGAGAGCCGTGGCAGTGGCCGCGTTACCCGTCGTCGAGCCAGATGACCCACTGGCGTTGCCAGTAAGATTGGCCGTGATTGTTCCAGCGGTGAAATTACCAGATGCGTCACGCGCTACAATTGCCGAGGCAGTGTTGGCAGAGGCAGCGGTCGTCGCGCTGTTTGAGACTTTAAGAGCAGTCGAGATGGTCGCGAGCTTCGTATCCGCGATGGCCGCGCTTGCGTTGATGTCCGCGTTGACGATCACGCCTGAACCGATTGCGGTGACAAAAGAACCTGTTCCTGTTCCGGTTACATCTCCGGTCAGCGTGATCGTCTGGTCGCCCGTGTTGGCTCCAGACACTGAGGTTGTGCCGGTGACTGCCAGCGTTGGAGTGGATGCGCCAGAGACGACGACGGAATTGACCGAGGTCGGCACGATGGCGCCGAGCGTCAGGCTAATTGCGGGCGTAGTCGTGCTGGTTGCTACCGTTCCCGAGACACCGTTTGCGGTTGTTACGGATACGCTAGTTACTGTTCCACTCCCACCACCTCCGCCAGGAGTAACAAATGATGTGTTTGTTCCGTCGCTTTGTAACACTTTGCCACTAGCACCAGATTGAGATGGGAGCAGGGCGTTAAGCGCGGCGTTGGCCGTGGTTTGTCCCGTTCCGCCACTAGCAATTGGAACGGTGTCAACTAACGACTTGGCCGCAGCTACCACTGTTGGTTTTTTCTCTTCAGGTGCTAGATAACGACGGTAAATCATTTAACCCCGAATTATAACTGAGATTTCTAAGGGGACGGCATTGCTATTGTCCATTCCTCGTTTGCGTCCTCAACTAGCACCAGCTCCGGGAAGTCTTCCGGCAGGCCGATTAGGTCGGAGGTGGATAGCATATGCTTACGAGCCCGGAGTGATCACGGCGACGCTAGCACTGAGCGGCGAAAGGGTGCCAAGCGCGATGTCCACTCGCGCACCAGTCGCGGCATTGGTGATTGTGACGGTGTTACCGGATTTCGTCGCGTTGAACTGTGCGTCGGCCTGCATCACAAATTGTAGTGCATCAACGTAAAAACTAACGGTGTTGGGATCGTTTTCTCCAATGTCTACCTGTATTCCGCGATAGGTTCCAGCCACAGGGCCGGGATCGGAGTAGGAGGCATCTCGGTCGAACCAAACATAAACCCGGCCCACGCTGTCGGAGATCAAAAAGTAATTTCCGAGAATGTAACTGCCAAGATTGCCGCTAGGGATAAACGTTACCGTGCTGACTTCGGCAACGTTACTCCCCTCAAGAATAACATATGCCACAGAAGGCGTCATGTTCTTAAATCGCCAACGTGCGAAGGCGGATCTGATAGGTGGTACCACTGGCTGGGGTGTAAGCCCCAACCGTCACCAATTCACCATAAAGCGAGTTAACGCTGGTTGCCAACTTACATTCCAGATTGATGTTCATTACAGAAGTGAACAACTGCGAGCCATAGTCCACCACAGAACCCAAGTCGATGAATCCAATATGCTTGGCGATGTCTGCGCTCACCAAGTTAAATGCCGCGTTGTCCAGAATGGCCGTGGGACTGGCATTGTAAAGATGGAGGCGGAACGAGGACATGCCCGAGGTGATAGAGGCAAGGTCAATAGCCAAGTCTGCGCCCGTGATGAACACCACACCACCAGCCGGTCCCGCGCTCGTAAACGTGTGAATCGCGCTACCCGGACTGCCCGCCGCATTGATGCCAATGACATCGCCCGCCGTGTAAGCGTTTACGTCTGCCGTGCGCGCAAACGATACGGTGGACACTGCCCCAGCCGTAGCCGTAGCCGTAGGGGAAGAGTTAACAACCGGCAGGGGGTTGCTAGTACTTACTTTCTGTCCGAGATTCTGGAGATTGACGGTGGCTTGGCCCATGTTGGGGAGATTTTACACTATGCGGTTAACGGTTCTGGCGGGTGCCGTGAGACTGAAAACGTGATAGAATCTGACCGTTAGCCTGGTTCTGAGGCTTCGTCAGTTCAATGAAGAGGTATTCTTTTGCCACTTGTTCTTCGGCCAAAGCCTTATCTAGCTGGCCATCCATGCGAAGGAAGTCGGCGTAAGTCGCATGCGCGATGTAATTGAAGAACTCCAACGGAACGTCCGTATTGGTGGTGCCGTCGTATGGACCATCCCATTGCTTTTTGTAACACACCCAAAAACCAGCAGCTTCCGTGTAATTGGCTACAACGTGGCATCCATCGCTTTGAACGTAAAACGTGTATTCCCCGGTGCCCGTAACATTGTAGGGAAAGCCGTTAAATATGCGGATGAAGCTATCTACGTCGTTCAAGGCTACTGGAACTATGGTGCCAGAGCCCGAATATGTTTCTGTGCCCGTCAACGTGTCGTCTGACAGCTCAAATGTGAATACGGCATCATCGCTCACCGTAATTTGCTGCACGCCATTAGGATTGGCCGTAGAATAGGACAGCGCGGCAATCGTGACGTACTGCCCAGAAACAATGTCCCCGTCTAGGTTGGCCGTGGTCGTTACCGTTACGGTGGTGCCACTACGGGTAGCCGTGGAAATGGAGCGATTGCCGTCTGCCGCCGTGTAGCTAAAAGGGATGATGTTCAGGGGGCCGGGACGGGCCTCCGCTGCCACAATGAACCGCGCCCAAGTATTGCTCTCCCGGTAGGCTTGGTAGCCGCGGCGGTTGATAAAGCTGTTAATCAGCGTATCTTCGCTAGTCGTAAATGCATCTACGCCAGCAAGGGCACGGATACGAATCAAGAGGTCTGCGTAGGTTCCGCTTTGCATTAGAGCTTGTGTACCACTAGGTCAGGGTTGTTCTTCTGGAAATGCTTCAGGAACTCGCGGGAATGCACTTCCTTATGCCCGTACTTCTGAACAAGGCGGAAGAACTCCCAATCGGGCATTACACCCACATTCCTGCCCAATCCAGCCACTTTGCCAGCCCCCCGCATAGATTGTGCCGACTGGCGTGCCACTTCCTCGCGCTTGGCCTCCGTTGCCTTCTTTAGCTCAACCCCTGTGCGGAACTCTCGCTCAATAGCCTTCCACCTATCGCCAACACTAAACCTCTTGGGCGGGATGATAATTTCCATGAAAAAGGGGCACAAGGCCGAAGCCCTATGCCCCATGATTCTAGCCTACCTGCTACGGGTTAGCCGTTGTACTGGCCGAGGTCGATAATGCGGAGCGCATAGCCCCACTTACCTGCCGTCAGGGACGAAACAGCCGCATCCGTGAGCTTCAGATACACCGGAGCCGCCGTCACCGTCGCGCTCACAAACTTGCTGTAATTGGACGTAAACTGATCGCCCGTGTTAAACACAGGGACCGTCATCGCGTCCGCATCCAGATTGTCGATGAACTCGTCGGGATCGCCCGAGGTAGTGCCGATGTCGAACACGACGGACGTAGAGCCCGCCGCAGCCGTAATCTTCCAAACGCACGCCGCTTCCAGCGCGCTATTGACGGGCATGTTGGCAATCGTGAGCTTATTACCCGTTCCAAGGGTAATCAGGTCGTTGAAATCAACCGTACCAGCGTCCGTCCAGAAGGAGTTGGCAGATTCGTTAATGCTAAGTTTAGCCATGTTAGTAGTCGTCTAGGGGTTAGGTGAGAACGGTGATCTTGCCATGAGCGCCAGGATGCAGCACCTCAAGCGTGCCGGTCCAGTCCACATAGCCACGGTCGCCGCCACCCAGATTTGGGACGCGGGAGCTACCAAGCGGGATGAGATCCGCAACGCCCATGTAATCAGGGTTGAGGATGTAGCCCGTGTCCTTGGCCGAGGTGTCAGGAGCGCAATCCGGGTTCATGTTCACGATGGACACGATGCCGTTGTCGGACTCGTAGAAGTCCACCGTGAGCTTGATCGTCGCGCTATCCGCGCTCTGCTGAATCTGGCGATACACCGTGTTGGTGGAGCCAGAGGTGCGAGCGAAGTCAGCGATGACAGCCCGAAGCGCCGTGTCAGCAACCAGCGTCAGATCGTTCGCCATGCCGTTCACGCGGTAGATCGAGGTGATCAGGTTGTTAAGGACGGTTTCGGTGAACGTGCCGGAAGCGTGGATAGAACCGGACGGGGTACGGAACGCCGAAGGGACATCCGAAGGCCCGGCGCTGTCGATCCAGTCGCCCAGACCACGCAGTCCGTAGGCCGTGCCGCCACCGTTTTCCGCCGAGCGGTCATTGGTAGAGCAGATGGTGGCTTCGATGTCGCGCTTCAGTTCTTTGACAGCCTTCATCTCGGCGGCGGCAATCTTCGCGGGACCGACGCTATCGGCGGCCTGCTGCAAATCGCTCACCATAAACGAGCGGCGGAGCTTCTGGACATAATTGCCCAAACGCGCCCGGCCAGCAAACTTATCGGTGTAAGCGGTGACGTCGGCACCCTCAGAGACGCCCGTGGTCGAGACGGAAGCCAGGCTGTCAACGGTCCATTCGTGGAAGGTCGCCGTAGCTTTACGCTTCGGGGCCATCGAGAGGATAGGCGTATCTTGCGGAGCAAGAGTCGTAATAACGTCGAGGAGATCCTCGCGGTTGCTAACCCCAGAGCCGGGGTTCGTGGTATCGTAGGTGTTTGAAAAAGCCATGTTAGGCGGAGTTAGAGTACTTTACGTTTTGAGATTTGTGCTGTTCGGAGTTTGAGCCAGTCGCCCTTATCACCACTCGCTTTGAACTTGCTTTGGAGGTCTCCAATTTGCTTGGCCTGGACACTTTCCGGCTTACGGCTTGTAGCCGCACCAGACTCAGGATTTTCAGGGGGCTTTGGACTAGGTTTCTTACCCGGCGTCGTTTCCGACAGGGCAAACTCCTTGCGGCCATAGATGCTGTTAGAGGCGTGAGCGAAGAAATAGGGCAACTGAGCCGCAATGTCGGGCGCAAACTCTTCAATTTTCTTGAGTCGCGGATCGGCAATGATGGCGTCATATTGCTTCTTCCTTTCGTCACTAACATCTTCCAGCCAAGGAATTTCCTTCCGCGTCTGCTCGTCCATCGACACCCGCAATTTCTTGCTGTTTTCAATAGCCGCGATCCGTTGTCCGACATCTGGCAAATACTCATCCCGAGCTTTGCGTGCCCTTCGCAACGTCTCACGGAGCTGACGCTTCGTGTATTCCTTCCCATCCACCGTAGCAGCGATGTCGTCGGGGCCGATGTCAGAGGCGTCATCAAGCCGCGTTTCCGCAAACTCAATCACTTCCTTGATTTCCTTGGCCTTTTCGGAGAGCCCAGCCGCATCCTTGATAGACGCAAATGGGTTGTCCTTCACCTCTTCTACCGCTTTAACGGTGCTATCACTTCGACGGGCAAGCTCACCTTCCAAGAAGCGCACGCGCTCCTCAGCCGATTTCCGCTTTGCCGTTAGCTCACCGTAGCGAGCCACCGCCTTACTTCCAATGGACTTAGCCAGTTGACTAAGCTCATCTTCCGAAAGGTCGTCCAAGTTTCCAGACTTAGCCTTTGAAAGAACGTCCTGTTCCTTAGCTTCCGGCGCTTCCTCTTTGGCTTCTGGCCTTTCAGCCTTCTCCGTAGATTCAGCCTCCTTCTGCTTTTCGGTCCCGGATTCTGCTTTCGCAGTACCCTTACCGGCGAGTCGTCTTTGGATGAAATCACCCTCAGACATGTTATCTGTTTTCACTACTTTTTCTGGGGCCGTAGCGGTGGACCCTGATTCTGGTTCAGACATATTTGGTTCCGCCAACTTAACGTCATGGCGACTACGATGGAGGCATTGTAGGGCATATGCTTGACAAAGCCCTGTAAACGCCCTCTATTGCCTGTCTAGGCGGCAGCATGTAGAACTCGTACCCGTGTCAACGGCCCTACTCAGGGTAGCGGATTAACGACCCGCCCGCCTACTGCATTCTCTTACGGATGCTTTCCCAATCGCCGTAGCGAAGGATGTCATCGTAAGCCTGGATGCGCCCAGCAATCTGCTGCACCTGATCCGTAGTAGCGCCCCGCAAGTCTCCGATAGAGGTCTCGCGGGAAACATGCACTTGGGCCATAAAGCGTTGAAACGCCTCAATATGCCCAAGGTGGTCCAAGTCCTTTTCGTCCTGAGTCATTAATCTTTTACTGGTTCACCGTATTGGCCTGCTGCGTAGCAACATTTCCCATGCTTGCCGGAGCAGTGCCAACCTTACCAATCTCAGCATTCTGTTGCTGTTGAATAGCAAAGGAGTACTGGGCAGAATACTTCTCTAGGCGGGCGCGAAACGTCTCGTCCTGTTGCAAACGCTGGGTGATGTCAGGCTGCGCGGCGTATTGTTTGATAATGTCCAAGGCCGAAGTTGCCCCATTGGGCCGTGCGCCCACCTCAATGCCAGAGAAAATCTTGGTGAGATCGTCCGTAACATCCTTAACCATCTTATCTTGTGCAGCTTCCACAGGCTGGAGAATCGCGTCCGCCAGCATTGGATTGATAGCATTAGCCGCAAACTCAATGGCGCTGTCCAGATTAATGCGGCCACTACGGTCGTAGGGGACGAGAGCCAAAAGCTGCTCAATCTGCTTCTCTCCCGTCTCTGGATCCGTATTCTGAACATCAAACGAGATCATGATGTCAACGTCCGCATCCGGGTCGCCCTTTGTGTAGGTCTGGGCATCCGGCACGCCCGTCACGCGAAAATAGAGCTGTTCAGGCCCAAACCGCTGATAGGCATTGTACGCTGCCTTGATAACTCCCTGAACGTGGGCAAGGAACTTATCCACGAAATACTGACGGCGGGAAGCGGAAAGGGGGTTATTGATGTCGAGCCCCATTAACTTGTCCGCGCTTGCAAGAAGGGATTGCTCCATCTCCACGCTGCCGGGATTGTACGCTGGGGTCGGACCCCATTCGTAGTCGCCCTGACGCATACGGCCAATCTTCTTGCCCGGACCCCAATCTGGCGGG